CAAGCATTTGATACGATATAGCCGCCCATTTTGTGATGAGGTCTAGGAATACCAATAATATGAATATGCCTAGCACCTGTACATGTTTTAAGCCAATCATATATATCGCTACATCAGCGATTACGGCAAGCAAGGCTTTGAGTACAAATGAATCCGTCAATGTCCGCCAAGCCTCGCCCATGAAATCAGTTAATTCTTGCATGTGTTCTCCCTGTGGTTTGATTAATTATAGATGGTCAGCGTTGTAGCCCCCTGTGTTGATGTAACTATGGTTAGTCGCATTCCACTCAAGGGTATTCTTATCAAAGGCCATCGTTGTAGCCCCCTGTGTTGATGTAACTATGGTTAGTCGCATATTGTTGTTAAATCCTTTAAATGTTATATTTTCAGGCGTTTCAATATAATAAGGGCCGTAGCGGTTCCAGTTATCGCCTAAATTAAGCGTTGTAGGACGGTTCGCGTACATAGACATAGCCGAAATATTCCAACGTTTAGGGTTTACATTGAAATTCCCGTTCACTGTGTTGTTGGTAATGTTCATTTTCAACACATCGCCATAGAGTTTGTACACAATGCCATTTTCGGTATATTCTTCATCTGGATTATCGTTAAGTGCGTTTACGCCTTTAATTGTATAATCGCCTACTTTTGCACCTGTGAAATTGTGGTAAGTGAGCTTGATGTCATCTTCACCTAATGGCGGAATATTCACGTTACAAGCCCCAGTACTATCTAGCGTGAAAGGTGTGTCATTACCAACTACCTTAACGCTGTAATGCGGTTCGCCTGTAACTGCTACCACCTGTTGCCCTTGGATTACGCTCGGAATAGTCAACGGCTTAAATTCAGTCCGAGGGAACGGCTTGCCCATATTACCAATTAATGCGGTGAGTACATCGTCAACGCTGGCACTTTCGGCCCATACGTTACCTTGCAATAATAACTGATGAGCATTGTCAGCTGTAGCACTTGCGCCGTCCTCACCTTTATCACCTTTAGGACCTTTCAGGGACTCTAACTGTTCTGGTGTGAAATCTGCATAGGTGAATGGGTCGCCTTTATCACCTTTAGGACCTTGCTCACCTCTTGGCCCTTGTTCGCCCTGTGGTCCTTGTGGCCCTTGATTTCCTTGCTTTCCTTGTACGCCTTGCGTTCCCGGAATTGTAATGTCAATCACTTTCGGAACCCTTGCTTGAATGTTTACCAGTTCAAAGTTTTTTGTATCTTCCATAATTGCACCCCCTAATGTGCTGAAATATCATGAATGAATTTCATATCACCCATTACGATTTTAGTGGTATCGTTCCCATGAATAAGGAACACATCATATTTACCGCTCATATAATTGCGGCCTATGTTCTTAGTCGCCTCAGCGGTGATTGTGCAGTACACGATATTATCGTGAATTACACATTCAGCATTGGCCAATAATTTGCCTTGTAGGCTCCGCACTTTCATAACCGCCGTGCAGTTGCTTAAATCAAAATCGGCACTGACCTCGTAACCTCTACGATAATCAGCGCCGATGTGTAAAGTCTCTGGCTCATTTCTGATAAAGTTCATATGCACCTCGTTTAAATTTCGCCTAAATCAACGGAAACAGGAAAATCTTGATGTCCTTCTAGTTCTGATACAATATACATCATATGGCCGTCATATCCATGATTTAACGATAGTTGTGTATTTTGGCTATTACTTAAATAAGTTGTTACTGTGTTTCCATTGATTGCAATTTCTTGGGTTCGCCATGAATTAATACGTGTTAAGCCTATTTTTTTTATGCCGTTATAGCTTGTTTGCGTGTAAAAATCCTGTGCGTTTTTATTGTTCACTGTATAATAGGCATCTTTTACATCGCATACACGCATATAATACAGTGAGCTACTAAACAATTTATTTCTATCTTTATCAAATATTTCTAGTCCAAAATTTGTTTTACGTTCTAATTTACTCGAATATACATATACTTCCAAGTCCTCGATAATATCCTCAACCGCTGCGCCAGCTGGCAAGTACATAGTGAGCAAGAAAAGTGGTTGAAATACATTTCTATTACTATCATATTCACAAGTTTCACTCGTTCTAAACGACGGCACTTCATGAGGGAAGTGGATAGAGTATAAATAAAATTCATCTTTATCGCGTTTCGTAATCGGCACTTTAATAAATACGCGTTGCATTACTTGCCCTTGGTCTAGGCTCCCTGTATACAAGTTTTGTGCTGGATTTTTAAATTTAGAAAAATAAGCGCCATACGGAGACGTCCACCTATTAAGAGTTACGAAATTTGATTTCGTATATTTTAATAAATATTTTAAATGCATACACTTCTGCGTATCATCTAGCACAACCTTATTGTTATCATTTACAACTTCAAACATATGCATGGTTAGCACACCCCTATCATTAATTTAATAGAACATTTTTTCCCAATAGCATTATTATTAGTCAATACAAAAGTAACCGTATCGTCTGTTATTTTTGCAACATAATCGGCCGTGTATCTTTCGTTTGATAACGGATTGAATTCACGCGCTGTAAATATTTTTTGATTTTTATAAATCGGTATAGTAACGCTGATTGACGGCTCGAATGTATCAAGCACTTTAAACCATACAATTTTTGTTAATGTTGTTGTTACATCAGCAACTACATTGCCGTTTTTATCAAATACTTCTACACCAGCTGGCACATTATCACCCTTTCGCTTAAATAATGAATTAAATATTCTTTTTACAAAATTAATCAATCGTCTTGCCATAAGCCTAACCTCACTCGCAATGTATCATTCTCATCAAATACTTGAATTAGATTATCGCTAATTTCAACCCTTGCGCCACTCGTTTTAGTTCTCAATGTGCCAATAGTTGCAGTAATAGATGAAAGGCTATCCACCTGCATTTTATCAGCTGTTACAGCCCCAGCCTGTATCATGCCTTTGGTAATGACATCATTATCAAATAATGCCTCGCCAGTAACGTGCAATAATTTGCCGTCTATTCGTGTACCTGCTGGTGTTAAATTAATACGACTTACTATTTCAGCACCGTCAAGGCTATTCATAGCCTCTGTTACTTTTAGCTCAATACCTCTTGAAATCTGCGTGATTTGTGAATTTACGTTATTTTGATAATCGCTCAAAGTGCGCTGGTACGCATTGCCAAGGTCGATGATTTTGCTATCCATTCCATTGACGGCCGTCTTGACTGTACCAACTTCGCCTTTCAAGTCATTTACTGCTTTGTCTATGCCCTCTAGGCCTAGGCTTTCCATATCGAGTAGGGACTTATCGATTTTAGCTTTGATTGTCGCTAGTTGCTCATCACTTCTAGGGCCTTCACCGAATAGATCAACAAATGCGACCTGTACGGTATGAACACCACTTTCCAAAGGTATTGTTGCTACGTTTGTTGTGAAGAAATATCGCGTACCGTCAACGTAAATATTAACCCCTTTACAACCTAACTTGATATTATCAGTAGTAATACCGATACCATTAATCAAACTAACTATTTTGATAGTAGATGGTTTAGGTGGAATAGGTACGTTATATGTCAATTCTGCCGGAGCGCTATATCCCTTTGTAGGGTTATGAGCATATAAATATACTTTTGCACTCCGTTCTGTTAATAGAGTGCTTAAAGTAGTATTATTGCTTTTACCAATTAGCCCATACTCTTGGCCTGGGTGCAGATCATATCGCAACTCATAAAAATCAATATCAGCGTTACGCACCTCTAACCAATTAAATGTAGCGACCTCACCAAACGAAACGCCCAGCCCTTGCGGAGTATTAGGCACTTCTGATTTGAGCTCAACTAATACAGATTTGATAATGCCTTGTGAGTAGTTTCCATGGCGGTCCTTTACCTTTAATCGCACTTCATATGTATGGCCTAATTCACACCCACTAATAACGATTTGATTATCACCATTACCGCCATACTTCCATTCGTTTGTACCTTCACGATACCATGCTTCGACAGTATCAAATGTATTAATAGTTGGTTGAGTAAATGCAGCCACTACATCAAATGACAATACACCATCGCCAATTTCGTAATACTTAGTAAATAATGCTAAATCGCTTACTTCCGGAATATAGTATGGTGTGATTGTATATGGGTATGCTTGCACCTCATCTAACCCTTGTTCGTTAGATCCATACATGTTAAACGACGTAAACTTAAAATATACCTGCTTTCCGATATCCTCTTTACGATACGGAGCATGATATAACGCCTCATCAACTCTTACGAACCTAGCACCAGCATTGTGCGTTGTATCGTTGGTTCCATACTGACCGCGTATAATACCGCCTAACGCATAATCGCCATTAAGCTGTAATTGAGCTGTTTCATAAGATAGGCACTCGCCGTCAACCCAGCATAGAGTGTTAGCTCGTTCAGCGTCAACATGACTGCCACCTTTTAATGCTCCTTGATTGATTATCACATTAGCGGAGTTGCTCCCTTGTGTCAGGTTCGTTTTAAGCCTACCCATTCGAGCCTGTTGCGAGATATTGCCAATTCGTTTATAGTTTTCGTTATTGTCCGATAACCATATAGAACAGCCACCCCAGTTAGGCTCTGAATTAACACCGATATATAATTCATTGCCCCCTACATCACCCGGTGTTTGAATAATAGCCACGTCATTAACACTTGGAGCAGGCACATTATAATCAATAAAAGGTCGTTCGTTTTCATGAACGTTATACTTAGCTGGAGCATATGTTCCTGGAGGTTTTCCCTCTGCTGTAATTTCAAGTTGTCCATCTGCAGCTTCTGATACCGACGTTATAACTACGATTTGCTCACGCAATCCGCATAACTCATCTGTGATTGTTATTAGGTCGCCTGGTTCCAATCTACAAAATGCCCAATCGAGATGGAATGTATATTGGTTCTTTGCATATAAACGTTTCATAGCCAGCTGCTCAGCATAGTATTGAGCCCTAGCCTTAGTATAGAGATAATGAGCGGACTTCTTAGACGCTGGTTTTAGGCCGTTCTTTTGAACATCTGCTACTACCTCGAATGATACTGTTTCTTTCTCATAGCTATTGGCACGATTAATGAACTCAACTGTTGCCTGATTATACGTTTCCGAGCTATCTTTTCGTTTATACACAATAAGTTGTCCGTCGCTGGCCGGAATAAGATCATCTGCTGTTAAGTTATATTGAATTTGATTAGCTGGCGACCAATCGCCAATAGGCTTATCGGCTAATGGTACAATTTTCAAACGGTCTGTAGACCAAAAGACAAGACTATTTGTAATTTCAGCTATATCATTAATAACATTTTGAGCCTTTGAGCTTTTACTGTCCGGAGGTGTACTAATTAGAATATCGGCTGCTTTGCAGTATGCACGATAATTTTCTAATCCGTCTATACTTACATCGTCAATGCCGATAGACTTTAACACATGCACAATATAATCGGCAGGGTTTACATCGATACCGTCGCCAGTATCTAATAGCTTTCCTCTAATTTCAAAATTAAATTGAGGTAGGCTACCTCGTTCCCCTAAATCAACCACCCCAGCCATATATGCCAAGCCGCTATAAGGCAATGCCTTTTCAGGGTGCTTGGATAAAACATAAGGCCACGGAGTTTGTCCATAATCGCCATTATATGCCGTCAGTTCGATTTTTTCGCTCGGATAGGTATATATTTCTTTGTCTCGCCAAACCTTCCCTATACCGGCGATAGGGCCCTCACATAAGCCAATAGCGCATGCAACAGTATAGGTGTAGGTTATTTCTGTATGCTTTGAACCGCCACCTTTACCAGTTCTTGTCGTACTGCGATGTTCATGAGGTGTGAAATCGTCGTAGTAAATAATATTGCCACTCAATCGTGTAGTGCCTAACACTTCAGGCACTACCTCACCATATGAAGCACTGTTGATTTGAAAATCAGCAATCATATCGGCTCGATTAGTGGTATTTTTACCGCGATTAAATAAAAAGCCCATTATTTACCGCCTTTCCTGAAACGATATACAGCACGCAAGCGACTTTTTCCTTTTGCGTCATAAAATAATACATCGTCAATCGACGATAGAATAACGCCCAAGTCAACAAACGCATGAATTACTAAATTGTTACCAATGTAAATGGCACCATGAGAAATGCATCGGCCATATTGGTATAGTAAGAAATCACCGATACGAAGATCATCAAAAGGCACCTCGTCTGCTACTTGCTTGACATACTTTAGGTACTTTTCTTCTGAACGATGTAAATGCCATTCATTGGAATAGTTTTCGA